TTCACTTCACTTTTGGTCATAGGGTTAGCACTCTCAAGCATCGTCAAAACCTCAACTGATGCGTGTATGTATTCTGAATATGTAATTTCTTCTATAAACTCCTCAACCTCCTCCTCCTCATTCCCTAAAACGAGGTCATCTTCCATATTACAAAACTTTACCGTTGTGAATACGTTTGTTTCTTACCTCAAACTCTTGTCCATCAATGTCAACTATTGCAAAGCCATGATTCCATTTATTTATGGGCAGATAGGCTGGGTGCAATTCACTAAGGCAACCAAGTGAGAAAGTGGTTGTGATGCGACCATTCATGTCTCTTTCAGTATGCTCTGACGTCTGATGATTATGCCCTTGCATTGCAGATACCTTTCCTCTCAAAAATAATCCCCTGGCAATGTTGACAGGACTAAATACCGACCCCCCAAACTCGTGACCATGAATGATATTAAGATCACCAGCTTTCATTATACGCTTATCCTTGATTATCTCTATTCCTTCTGCCCTTGCTTTGATGATATTACTAAAATCAAATTCCTCAATACCTACAAGTTCGTGTGCTTTCATCCAAAGAAAATGCTCATATCTTTCGCAATGGTTTCCCATTTTGTAATATATCTTGGCATTAAAAGTCTTTTTAATGACATCAACCAACTCCTTAAATGCTTGTAGTTCATGAGCAACACTTCTCTTCTTAGGGTCTTTCATAAACCTACTAAGTCCAAAGAAGTCTATGGTATCACCATTTAGTAATATCGCATCAGGTTTCTCTTTCTTTGCATAATCAAATGCACAAGTCAATGCATCAATACTATGATATGGTATATGGATGTCAGATAATACTAATAACCTCTTTGCATCAATGACATAAGGTTCGTAAACCGCCTCATCTGACTGTGGCAAGTTGTAAGGGTTTCTTGGTCTGTCTGGTACTACTTTTCTCACTTTTGTACGATTATTGGATTTGCCTTCAATGTTTCTAAGCGTAAGCCTCACCGACTCAACCCCACTAAATAGCAATGGATTGTCTTTGTATATGATCCTTGCCAGTTTCAAGGTAGGCATATCCCACCCATATTTATCCCTATACTCGTTGCATAGGTTTACTTTTTTCATTTAAAATAAAGATTTGCTTCTGCATACCTTCTTCGCGTAAGACCTGGAAGAACCTTTCCACCTGCCTTATTCCACTTTAGGAACTCAGCCTTTATTGTTGCATCATTAGGGTTTGCATTAACCTTTTTTAGCAAGGTTGACTTTTGTAAGTTGACTATCCCACAATTATATGCAAATGATACCAATGCTCCGAATTGGTTTGGAGTTATATGCGATGGCACTAATTTTGCAACCTTACTTGCAAACTCATCCGCAATAAGTTCAAACAATTTATTTGCCTTGTCTTGGGTAATTGCATGACCTGGCAACACTGGTGAACCATCTTCATAGAAGGTATTGCCGAATCCAATTGTCCACTTTTTAGCAGAGCATTGGTAGGCTTTAAGTTTGCAACCTTCAAATTCTTTAATTAGGTCAGCACCTTCTTTGTTAAGTTTCATATCTTGGATTTAATGTACAATGCACCTGCAATTACTGCAATGATAAAAAACAACCATAATTGCCTTCTTTTTGCCTTTCCTTTCCATTCATCCACCTCAACGCTTAAACGTGCTGAATCAGCCTGTAATAACCTTATACGAGCATTGTCAACGATGAAGGACTTCAATGTATCGTGAATGGTTAAAGTCTTTGTTATTGTGTTTGTTTTCCACTTGGTAACATAAACAAATTCGTTTACTTTTTGGGTATCAATACGGATATCTACGTCTATAAGCGTATCAATCTCAACCAATGTGTCAGACTTGGTTATAAATGTGGTATCATTTGCACAAAACCCACTCCTCACTACAACCTCTGCAACTTGTTTTAATTTTTCCGTATCTCGTAAAACCTGTTTAACTGGGTTACACGACAGAAACAATAAGATTAAAAGTAAGTACCTCATTTCTTAAATATTTTTTCAGCAGATGAGAACCCGAGTGCGGATGATACGATGAACGTAACTGCGAATATTGATGCATCATTTGGTTTGGCAATGACAGTAGCACAAAGAGATAAAGTGCCGATGAAGGCACAAAATCTTTTCATACTTAGTCTGTTGCTTTCTTCTGTGAAGAACTGCCTCATCCTTTGATTTCTTTATACATACGATAAACGTTGTAGATTATCGTTGACAATCCTGCTAAAATAGCAACAACCACACCAACCTCGGAAAGGGCAATATCTGCCCAAACCTTAATCAGTATGGTTGCTACACACATTCCAATAGACTTGCTATCCATTCTCGTTGTTCTGCTTTTGAATTTCTTCGCCAATTTTGGCGTTAGTCTCTTGTAGTTGCTTCTGAAGGTACTCAATTTGAGCAAGGATGTCGTAGGCTTGTGCTTTGAGTTCTGTCAAGTTCATAGTATTTAATTTTTACAAATTTAATTAATTATTTGTCAACCAAGGCAAAGGAAGTGATACTTCTTTTGGGTTCTTTTGGTTCTCAATCTGCTTGTCAAGTGATGCATCAATTACCGCCACATCCATCGCACTTTCCAACCATCCCTCTACAATTAACTGTGTCAAGTCAGCATATGGGGTGAAGTTCTCGGGTGATGGGGAAGGGATGCTCTGAGCACCATAGGTCTCAGCGAACCAAGTCTTATCGCCATCAATCTGCTCTGCTTGTCTCCTCCAATGTACGGTGAACACCACATCGGTTAGGTTGTCTGGAGTTGTTGGGTACTCGTTCATTTGCGAAATAATCCATTTGTAAGTTGTCATATTTTATTTGCTTTTATTGTTATAAGTTTCGTTGTAGTATTCTTCTCCGTTTTTTGTTTCAATATGCCATCCATTAATAAAAGTTCCACGTAATATTCTTTTATTCCAAGCATTTTCTATTTGGTCTTTCTCCATTGCTTTTGCTTGTTCGCATATGCTTTGAAATCTTTTATTAATTTCAGATGCTTCTGCAACATAAAATGTTAAATTAATTTGTTCTTGTAACCATTCAACTGCTGTTTTTTGTTGCATTTTATTTTGTTTTATACAATTTTCAATGTTCCTCCATCATTCCAAATATCACCACTTGAAAGTCCTGATGCTGATGTTGGGAGACTGGAGAAGTTAATTTTACCATCTGATTTGATACGCATACGTTCAGTGTTATTAGTATATAAAGCAAATGGATGGTTAGTTGTAGTTCCTATTACTGCTAAATTATCTGGTTGATAAACATAGAATAGAGCAGTTGTTGAACTACCTGCAACCTGTAAAATACCTCCATTAGAGTTATATATAGATGCAGTTTGTCTACCATAACCTGGGTCTAATGTAGTACCCAAAAGCAAACTCCCCCCCGAAGTGATGCGGAGGCGTTCGTTTACATTATCACCATTTGGAGCAGTAAAGAACATCATATCAGATGCATCAGATGCACCCCTTCTTGCCACTCTAATTGCTGCCAATCCACCTGTATAGGTTGGAGTGCTCCAAGTAATACCAAAGTTGCTATTCAGTGTTTCATCACCACGAATGTTAATAGCAGTTCCTGACATTGATTGAATCATAGAAGAACCAACAACGTGAAACTTAGCACTCGGTGATGTGGTACCCAAACCCAAATTCCCACTCGCATCAAGCGTCATCGCTTGGGTAAATGAGATTGCGTTACCTGCGGTGCCTGAGGGGGCGGTGAACCAAAGATGCTGACCTTGAAATAAAACGTACTGTGCAGCAGTAGCAGATGTGCCATATTTCCAACCACTATTATAGTAGGAGTTTTGGTTTAAGTAAATGTTGTCATTAGAATAAGACCAAATATTATTACCTGCTGAATTAATTTCAAATGCCTTACCTAAACTCCACGCACTCGGCACTACTCCGAGACCCATATTTCCAGTTTGTGAAATAACCATTCTTGTTGCCGAATTGGTTAAATCATAAATATAAAAACCATTTGATGGTGCAATACCTCCGCTATTATCTGCTTTACCAATTTGCCAACCAAAACCGGTATTTGCACCAAAGTTTTGATAAGCGTAAGCATTTATAGTATTTTTAATTAAAATAGAATTACCTGCGGTTAAGAAACCACTAAATATACCTTCTCCTACCACATCTAACTTAGCACCTGGCGATGTCGTGCCGATGCCTAATCCTGTGGAGGTTAGACGCATTTGTTCAACAGGAGTACCTGCTTCTAACGAAATGCTAAAAGTAAGAGGATATGCTGCTAATGTTCTAATTCCAAAAGTTCCATTTGTACCATCTAAAAGAAAATCAGCACCACTATTTGATGCAGTATTCCTTTCAAATAATAATTGAACATATCTACTGCCATCATTGTCTATTTTTATATTACCAGCATTACCTCCTTTAAAAGTTGCAGTGCTTCCACTTAATGCTCTACTAAGTAATGCAACAGTAGTTCCATCATCAGTAATCGCACTATTCCCCAACGCACTACCACTTGTCCACTTAGGCAAGTAGTTCGTTGTTCCTGTACCTGTGACGGGGTTGGTTAATGTTGAGGTGCTACCATCTGCCATTAAGTATTGTGATGATGTGCCACCCGACTTGATTATTGATGCAGCAGTTAGGTTGCCAGTCATTCTTGCAGTTCCCGTAACATCAAGATTAAAAGCAGGTGAACTGTTACCTATACCCAATTTATCAACCCCATCAAAATATAATCCGCTTACGCTTGTGATGACAGTAGCACCATTAAAAAATGATACTTGACCACCTGTTGTGGCAGCAGCAGTTGTGACTGTGCCTACATTCCAAGTCCTGTCTGCTGATAAATCATAAGCAGTACCATTGATAGTAAGTGTGCGTGATGTGGGTGTATAAGTTGTGCTATCAAGCGATCCATCACCCTTTAGGAACTGCGATGACGACCCACTTGCTATATACTTCTGATAGCGTTGGTTTGCAGCACCAGTACCGATATATAGGTCATTTGTATCTGTTGTAAAAAGAGGTTCGCCAGCACTTCCTGTTGGTAATGCACTTGTCAAGCCTCTCTTTAGTTGTAACTTATACGCCATTGTTTTGCTTTAAAAAGTTCCGTAATCTCCTACTTCAAATGTCCTATTTGCACTTAGGTCATACACCTCACCATTGATGGTAATTGTCCTACTATCTGGTACTGCTCCGAGTCCTGCCACAGAGTAAGATGGGATGTTAAGCGTTGCACCAACAAGTGTTGCTGATCCGCTTGACCCTGTTGTGGTCAAAGTGATAGCGTTTTGCTTGGCATTAAATGTTGACCAATCAGTTGAACTTAATGCACCAGTTGAAAAAGTACTCGCAAGTGCCAAACTTAGTTGCTGAGTGCTTAAACTAAGTCCATTTGCAGTACCCAATGTTACCGCATTATGCCTCGCTGCTGTGTTCGCTGCCACATCAGTATTAGCACTAACCCTACCTTCTGTGTAGTATAAATTAGTTCCCTCCGTTACCAATGTAGTGGTATAATCTCCACTCGTAGCAACCACAGCACCAGTCCTACCGAATACGCTTGTAACCGCATCTGTGTTGTCATCAGTCCAACTTGCAGTTATTGTGCCACCATCTTGTTGGGTGAGGGTGAGTGTCTTGGTTGTAGTGCCAGTAACCGATGCACTATTTATCTTGTCATTATAGGCTGCATCCCAATTTGTTTGAGATGATGTAGTTGGTAATGAGTAACCACTTGCAAATGCGATGGCAAGAGTTCCTGATGTAGTAATGGGATTATTTGCAATAGTGAACCCAGTCGGAACACTTAGGTCAACACTTGTTACCGTACCAACAGACCAAGACCTATTTGCAGTTAGGTCATAAGAAGTGCCATTTATTGTGAGTGTCCTTGTTAGAGGAACTGATAATGCAGTCTCAATAAAGTTACCATTGGCATCTACTGATATGTTGTACGCTGCCGTTCCTGTAACTGTGCCTAATCCATAAGAATAGAACTGCAACGTTCCAGCAGTTTTAATCAGTCCTTGTAGTCCACCATTTACGTAGAATACTACCGAGTTTGTGCTATTGTTGAAATAGATACCTTGCTTGGTAAGGGCAGCACCACTAAAAACACCAGCACCACCTGCATCAACATAAAGAAACCCAGCGCTTGAACCATCTGTGAATCTTAATGCATCTGTTCCCGATGCAGTCCAAGCTGTAATGGTATTGCCATAATTAGTCGATGTTCCAACATTCAACTTACCCCCTACAAATGTATTGCTGTCAAATGTCAAAGTATATGACCCCATTGTGACTGTTCTATCGCCAGTCAATGTGCCATTACCTGTATAAATATTTACACTTGGTTTGTTATTAAAAGTAGTCCAATCAGCACTGCTCAATGCACCCCTTACACCAGAACTTGCAGTTGGAAGGTTAAACGTATGCGTTGAAGTAGATGAACTTATCGCAAAGTCAGTACCACTTGTACCAACCGCAAATGACTGACTTGTTGCGTTTAATGAGTTAAGTGAAGTGATTCCCACATCACTTGAAGGCTCCCAAATGCTACCATTATACTTTAGTACTTGACCATTGATTGCACCAGCAGTTGTCACATCGTGCAACTCGCCAAGTTCCCAACCGTTCATCACTTTGACATATATCTTACCATTGTTCGCATGAGCATACTCAACATACCCAATAATGACAAGGTGCTGTGGTGCTATTGGCTTTACATTTGTAATTGCACCAGGAGTGGTTGGAGAAAGGTAAAGCACATCTCCATCAGTCCATGTCTCGCCTTGAAGCGAACCAGTTGTATTGACACCCTCAAGCTGACCAACTGTGATGATAAATCCCTCTTGGTTGGTTGCAATTGTCTCACAAACCAGTCCTATTGTGTCAGCACTATTATTGTCGTTGTTTGCTTGTGCGAATGCAACTGCGAGTCTCTGACCCTGCGCTCCACTTACCCTAACAGCCTGGTAGGTTGCCTTTGTGAGTGTAGTGTTAGGCGATACCTTGTTGACAACCCTCGCAACCAAGTCAACACCATTCTTGAGTATTACACTACCGCCTTTTAGGGTTGTCTCGCTACTTCCGATGGTGTTGTTCCACCTTGTAGTACCTACGGCAGCTGTTCCGGTTGGTGATACATCAAGCGTTAATTGTCCCGCTTTTAGTTCATATTCCCCAAGATCAACATTTGTAGTTGCGCCTGTGTAGGGAACGTAGCCAGTCAAGGCAGGAAAGGTAGCAAGGCTACCATCACCGCGAACATACTGCAATGTTGTGCCTGACCCAGTTACCGAGATAGTCCCATTGGCTGTCAATGGACTATTTGATACGCTAAATGCGCTCGGCATTGAGAGACCTACTGATGTGAGTCCTGTGTCTATGTCACTCCAAGATGCTGTGATTGTACCGCCATCTTGTTGGTTGAGTGTTAATGTTTTTGTGGATGTTCCGGTGACTGATGCACTATTTATCTTGTCATTATAGGCTTGATCCCACTCTGATTGCTTGGTTGTGGTTGGGAGTGAGTATCCGCTACTATATGTAACGGCAAGCGTTCCAGATGATGTTAATGGACTATTTGCCACACTAAAACCAGTTGGCATTGTGAGTCCTACGCTTGTAATAACGGTAACAGCACTTGAGGAAGAATAGTCCATGTTGATATACACAGGTGCTATCTCTTGCCCACCAATTGTCACATTGGTAACGTCATACGTTACTTTTATGACTGGGTTAGTAACGTTATATACTATTTTGATAACTGTTGCCATCTACGTTGTTATTTGCGATTCAACTTGCACATATCCTTGCATCCAAGTATATGAATTTGCACCAATTGCTACTTGCAATTCATAAGTATACTCACCTGCGGTATATCCATTAGTAGTAGTAGGGGTTAATGTAACCCTTCTTGTATAGTTGTCAATTTGAACAAATACCGTATCCAACCACTCAATCATGACCGTTCCACTTGAGTTCTTTGCTTGCAACTTAAATACATAAGTGCTTACATTGATAGGTGTAGTCTCGCACTCATCATCGTAAAATGAGAGGGTCATGACCCATGTGTCACCCTTCTTTATCGGCCTTAAATTATGTTCGCCTATCATAATGTAAATTTAATATTTTTTATCGTTATAATGCAATGTAAGCAGCAATAACTGAAGTACCATTTAATGCACTTCCAAGTGATATAACATAAGACCCAGATACCACATAGTTATAGTACCATTTTCCTCCATAACCAACAGCAACAAGTTTATGTGTGGCTGGATTACGAGCAGGAATTGTACCACTTGTTACGGTGTAAGTATCCACAACGGTCAATTCTGTGAACGCACCAGTTCCTTGGATGTTGTAACTATATGTCACATTGCTACCAATTGTTGAATCAAGTGTTAAGTCTTGTATATAGCAATCAAACTCAAATACCCTATAATTGTTCTGAGCATCGATAATATCTAAATAAGCTGTATATTTTGTGTCTGATCCTGTAAAAAATTCTTCAAAAAAGGCAAATGGATGCATATAATCTTGTGCCAACTTCATCAACCCATTTCCGCTTATCGTAAAGTTCCTCCTTGCAGGGATATACTCTCGATATAAACCATTGGTCTTGGGTGCTAACTCAAGAAAGTCTCTGCTTATTGTAAGCGTTGAGTTCTTGGCACAAGCCAATGGGTACACATCATCGTTCAATGTATATGCTATAACTAATCCTTCTGCTTTTACTACGTCTGCCATTATTTAAAGATATAACCTGATTTATAAGTAGGATAAATTGAGTCGTTATTGTTAAATAACAAGTAGCTACTTGTAACAGTAAGTGAGGTAATACTTGCGCTTAAAGTTAGTTCAATTTCATCATTTGTAGCCAAAACTACATTATCAACATCTAAATCAACATCTACTGCAAATGGGCTTGTTGTGGCAGTAATATTTACTGTTTTTAGTATTCCGCTTGTGCTACTCAAAGTGAAATTAACCACAACAGGAGTTGATGATACAGTTATGCTTCCAACAACCCTACACTTGAAGTCAACAGTTATGGTTGGAACGCCTGTATATCTTAGCTTGTTTCCTGTAATTACGCTGAAATATTGACCATAATTTAAGGTAATTGGCACAAGACCAGAACCAGTTTTATTGGTATAAGTAGCACTTACATTTATAAGGAAATCCCTATCATTGTCATAGACTTCTGCAAGTGTAGCTTGCCAGGTAGCACTCGCAAAATCAATCTCCTTTAGGTTTGCTATATAATATAGCTTATTAGGATCATCATCAACAAACTTTATGGTATTGAGCAGTCCAATAGGTTCTGAACCATATTTAAGACCAAATAAGTTTACATCAATTTTATTACGATGAAACCTTGTTCTCTCCCAATTTGCAATGAGATTCTGCTTTTTAAATGGAAATGACTCAGTTGGGTATCTGTACCTGTTCCAAGTGGGGGTAGTCCTAAGAGTATTTGTCTCATCAAATATGCAACCCATAAGGTTTGAGTTAGGCAAATCTTCTAAGTATATCTCATCTGTAAAGTTTGCCCTAATATCCTCAGCTTTTGTAAACCTATCGTAATCCCCAGATACGCTATCAAGATACCTTCCGTTTATTTTTGCATCAATTGTGAACTGAATATCTTTCCAGTTATTGTCATAAGATGAACTTTGAGTGTTGCTTAAAAGCAATCTAACAATACCATCTCTTATGACTGGCTCACTTGTTACTGAGAATAATATATAACCATTTTCACTTGTGCTATTATCACCAGGAGTAATGGTAAAATATGTTTGATTTGCGTAAGTTTTACTATCCCATGTTGATGGATATATATCCCAAACTCCATCATTTGTTAATGATGCCCTAAATGCAGGCAATGCATCTGCT